TATAAATAAAGTTACAGGTTACAAATATATATTGAAAATTTGGGGTTTAAGGGGGAAGGGCGACCCACCCAAACCAACTACTTTTCTAGTCCAAGTCTGCTACGCTACATAATACCTGCTTGCACACGCAGTGATCATTCACGCGGTGTACCGGCTATGGCCGGCACGAATTAAAACAGCCTGACCCTTGCGGGATCAGGCTGCCTACATGATCGGATTGAATAGTGCTGGGTTCGTGCAACTACCGGCTAACAGCTTTCTTTACACAGTCCCTCACACCCATATTTGCATGGTTCGTTTGTTTTGTAGCAAATATCAACCTGCTTGATGGATATTGCAGGGATATCAACCTTTTTAATGTATTCCACTGGAAGGTCTGGAAGTCTACATCCATTCTTTTCTTGCCAATCAATCATCTTAGCAGCGTGTTCTGCTACCATATTGGCCATCTTCTTATCGCCACCACGACGAATCAGTTCTTCGGCCCATAGAATCAAACATATCGGCGCCAACTCATCTTTGGCCCTGAGCAGGAATACCGGTTCGTCTTGTCCGATTTTTCCGGAAGGATCCTGAATCCTATCGTAATCTTTACGTGCGTGTAACATAGCTTTAAATTTAAATTGATTGTATTGAATACTATTGTGTTAGTGGTTAAGACAGATCCTGAATCTCATATTCTAAGTCGTAACAATCACCCTCTTTTATATTATCGCGCAACCATTCTATGGCTTTTGGATATTCCATTCCAGTTCCGTCAACTTTACTCCCGTTATCGCAGATTTCGTTTAGTTGTTCAAAAACTTCTTCTGAAACTTCTACTTCTCCAAGTCCAACACTGTAAGTTACCGTTACTGATAAATCTTTAATTGTTTTCATTGCCGTAATAATCAGGTGTAACATCAATATCCTTTATTTCCAATTTGGCGTCATTGTCTTCATCGACGAATGGATTGTCCAGACTCATCCCAGCTCCATATCCTAATTCAGACTCAAAAAAATCCTGTACATCCTGATCAGTGAATGTTCCTGTTGCTTCTACTTTAATAGTTACTTCGTATTTCATTGCTTTTAAATTAAATATCAGTTAGTTTATACTTCTCAATAACCCTTCCAAAACGATCGGCCGGTTTCCCGTTAACTCGGCAAACTTCACTTCTTTCAATATCAATTCCTTCACCCGTATCTCCATCTTTAAAAGTTTCGGACCAGTGTCTTCTGCCAACAAGAAAGGTTTCTTTCCTTTTGGTTTTTCCTGTGCCAAAAATGAATGTTTCTTCCTTCTCGGAATACTTTTCAGTAAGATTGATTCGGTCTCTTAAATCAATATTCTCATTATAAAGCCTTTTCATTCGCAAATCATTGGCCATGATTCTTGCTTCTAATTCTTCAGTCTCTGTCATCTTTAAGTTGTTATGATTTATTAAAATGGTTGTTAATCAACTAATGCACAATCAATACACGCAGGCAATGGACAAAGACGGCATTCATCATATATCTTGCCTTCTTGATGCAATATTCCTTTGCCACGCTTTGTTTGAATTGCTGCAAATTTCTTTGCAGTCCTGCTGGTCCTTTTAGTTTTAAATTTCATCTTTAAGTTGTTATGAGTTATTTATTCCTTGAAATTGCATCCTGATTTTGATTTGCACTTGTGGTCATTTGTTTGCTGGTCACAGTATCGATCGTGCAGGCATTCTGAAGGCTCTATCATCTCGACAACTGCAGCCATGAACATCATTTGACCCATCGCATTATCCTGGTAAGTTTGCGTTTCGCTTATTTTTAGCAAGGCTGGTATTTCGTCCAGGTTATTCGCCTTCATTACTGCTGATAAAATATGCAAATAGGGTTTGAGTTTCTCCTGGTATTCATCTCTGAAGAACCTTTTCGCCGTGTCCCGGCATTGGTAAAGCCTCGCAGCCATTTTAATTTGTTTTTCCATAACTCAATGATTTATTGAACGTACTTAACGCCACAAAGCGGACAAAATGTAAACAGGATATCCTTCTTCCATTTTCGCGTTTGCTTACCTACCTTGTAAGTTGCTTCTCCGGTACCATAAATCCGGATATCTCCCGAGTCAATTATTAATGACTTATTGTTTAAGTCAACGGTTACATACTCATTGGTGGTAATTTCCTTTTCGAAAATATCCCTCAATTTGGTTTCTAATTTTTCAATGCATTCACACATTTTGTTTGATTTTAAAGTAGTTCGTACAATATTCTTTCTGGTTTTGTCAATGTATCAGCCTGTTTTAGCGCTTCAGCCACCCTGATCTTGCGGTAAACCTTTACCGGGTATGAATCCATTTTTTCGGCTGCAGCAAAGTCTTCACCGATTGCCATGGAATTACCGTTGGTATCTATCCATATCCATTCTTCATTCCGATCTCTTTTTGCTGGCAGGATGGCCGGAACCCGGTTGATCCACTCACGCTTACTATTCAGCGCAAATAGAAATTCCACATTTAAGATTACTTTTTCTATAATGACTTGATTTATTAATTATTGATTAAAATGGTAATTCGTTTAATTCCTCTCCAGTTGGGATTGTATCATCCTCCTCCATTGCCTGGGCGCTTAGTGTCGAGATAAAGAAACATTCGACTGCCTTATCATCAATCTTCTTGATGATGCGCCGGTCTTCGTTGGCATTGGTACCTGTGCAGACGTGGATCGGGTTCAGCGTGTAACCATGGTACTCGCACCATGCTCCTAGGGATGATTTAAACTGGTTCGATTTGTATTTGCTCGACTGTGATGTGCTCAGCGTTGTTTTGAAATTCTCGAATGCTGCCTCACGTTTGAAGAACACATTGAAATAACCGGCATTGTCCGGGCATACTGCAGGGCGCGGATCGGGAGGGATCACAAAATAATGATTGGCCCAGATAAAAAACTCTTCATCCTTCGATACTCCACGCGTCATGAGCCTGCGTAACTGACGTTTCAACAGATTGTCCATTGGTGGCTGAATCTTAAAGAATCGCATCTGCAGCTGCACACAATAGGCCATGAAGTTGTAGAACTTGATCCATTCATCTTCAGTGAAATCATCAAACAGCAACTTGCCAAACTTGAGGAGGGGTGAACGTGATTCTTTGTAGTCGTTAAACTTCGTCTTTTCGTGGTAGTAGTCTGATGCTGCCCCGTTCAGGATACGCGCGATCGTTGAGCTGTCGACATTTTGCAACTCAAAATTCGAGCTTACAACCATCTTGCCTGAAGTATCGTAAGCAAGGATCTGTTTCGAGATGTGTTTGCTGTTCACTTCCCGGTTACCTGTGACCTGTGTATAGAAGAAATTGAAGTCTGCAAACTCATATAAGTCATCCACTTCGATGATGTTGTGAAACTTCGTGAATCCATCGTAAAGGAATTCCGTTTTGTCGGTGATGTCCTTGCGCCTGGCACCGATGTAGAAGCGTGGCCGGGTATGCGAAAGTGCTGCACAAAGCAACGATTTACCGGAGCGTCCGGATGACTGGCCAATCTGCGAGATCTTCATGTCCTGGAGAAAAACAAGCCATGGTTTACCCGGATCTTTGTATTGAGACGTCATATATCCCAATACAAACATCAGGTTGGCCAGCGACAGGTTTTGTTCCTTCGTTTCGGCTTCGGTCAACTTCGAATGATCTTCAATCTCTTTGCGCCAGTGGATGTGTGCAAGGTCGGTCAGGAACTTTGTGAAGATGAAACTATCATCATTGATGGTGACTTCGTAGCGGTCGAGCTCCGGGAAGTTGGCCAGTTCGATATTGCAGTTTTCGCGCTCTTCGGAAGTTTTGGCGCCCTTAAGCTTCTCGAGAAGTAAGGCATAGGCCGGCATTGGTTTTACTTCAATGGCCGGCTGTTTGATCAGCGTGATATTCTTCTCTATAACATGGCTGATGATATCGGTCCCCAGTTCAAGTTTTCCCAGGATAAAATTGGGTACATCCTGGTGTTTGACCTTCTCAATCGAATCCTTTTGAATCTTGAGACTGCCATTCGTGAAATGAAGGTACTCAGTTCGTTTATCGTGATTGATGAAATTGAGTGACGGCAATTCTTTTAACTCCTGTAGGTTATTTTCTGATATCTGGTTACTCGAATTTATTTTATCGAGGATGGCCACACCATCGATCAGGTTTTTACTCCGGATCCAGTCTTTTGTAAATCGCTTGATGATCTTTTTGATGTTATCAGGGTTGATCAGGTCTACAACCTTTCCGTTGATGTGTGCATAGCAGTATCCTGCTTTCCGGTGATAAGGACTATCAGTCACATAAAACCCGTGTGATTGAAGGAAATAGTAATAGTTTTCGAGCCCTATGTTGTAATTGACAACCTTTTTACCTTTCACATCATCAATCGACTTCTTCCAAAACTTCATCGGAAAACTGCTGGCTTTAATCGTGATAAAATTATTGATGGTGTCCTCCAGATCGGTACCTGAAATATTAATAAAGTCTTTGATGTCTTTGCAGGGATTTCCTCTCCAGTCTTTTTTAAACTTTAGCCATTCCGGGAGCTGAATTGTTACCAGGTCGATATGACGGTGGGCAAACTTCATGGCCATCTCCTTACCGGTTGCATCGAGATCCATCAGCTGGTAATGTCTTTCGCATAATCCATCGAGTGTTTCCCAAACCTCGCGAGGTACTTCTGCTGACTCACTGTTTAGCCAGTAAACATTAAATCCAAGGCTGGCCATGTTCAATGCGTCCGATTCTCCACTGCAGCGGATCAGGTCCTTTACTTTTGGTTTCTTCCACTCCGGACCTTTATATTCATACTCGCCGGTTTCAGGATTATTAAACTCATTGTCCATCGACTGGATCTGTTTAAGGCCGAAGATGTAATTGGTGGGCTTGGTACCTACATACCCGAACCTAAATTTTTTATCCAGTTCGTGAGGTTTATAGATCTTTTTGAAGCTTCCTTCGTCAAGCAGGAAGATGGGAAAGTCATCGGTTGACTTGAAAATGTGGACAATATCCTTTTTGTATCGTTCACTGTAGCTGATCATTTCGTATTTAACCAGCGATTTCATATTAAACCGGTCGAGATGACCTATTTCCAAATAACGGCCAATGCTTTTAAGATCAATTTCAGAGGGTTTAGGCTTGTATTCAAAGTTGTATTCACCCTTTTTGTCCTCGGGTCCGACTTCTCTCCAGGCGTATTCTGCTTTATAGGATGGCCGTTTGAAATCGCTGACACCAACTTCGCGCCGAATGATCACTTCCTGGATAAAGCGCAACGAATCGATATAGATCAGGGACTCTGCCCAGCCAACATAGCCAATAGCGCTCATGCCCGACATTTCAGACTGATTGCCAAAGTCCGTAATTCGCCATGAACCCTTGTACCATGATACTTTGGCTGATGCTGTTTTTTCTGATTCCCTGCACTTTATAAAATGCTTTGTGTCACGAAAATCAACCCCGGGGAAGTAATGCTGAAAGATGGTCAGACCATGCTCCGTTGCATCAAGGATTTTATCTGCGTCAATATAGATCATAGTTTTTTCAGTAAAACGAAGCGTACTTGGTTAGTTTGTTCAATTTCAGGATATTTGGCTTTCAGAACATGCGAAAGCTTTGCAGCAGACAGACCATAAGTCAACAGGCTGAATCCGTTCATCCGTGCGAAATCTTTCATTTCGAATTCCCAGGTATCCATGATTTGAACCTGTGTTTTATTGTGAGTCTTAGGGTCCTGCAGTGTGATCACTTCACCTTCGGTGTCGAGTGATTTATATAGCCAGGTGGGCGGAACTGCGATCGCAAAATAATCCTGCTTTGGAATGCCGTGGTGTATAAGATTTTTCATGGTTTTTCGGTTTTAGAGTTAAATGATTGTTACATATACTCGTCTGCTTTTTTTGCCTTTCGCAGCAATGGCCTTTTCTGCTTTTTCTAATTCTTCAATATGTCCGGTACTGAAGAGCTTACCTCCAGCAAGACACCATGCAGTACTCAGCCTATTGTTTTTGCATGCATGAAAAAACCGATAGCCAATCATTAATGCAACGGCTGAGCTATATGCGCGAAGACAAACAGTCAAATTCAATTCAACTTCCACTCCTACCTCTATTGGTTTATTATTATTTGCTTTCATTTGGTTTGTTTATCAAGTATTTCGTAGTTATCGGTGGCTAAAAATTCAATTCGGATACTTTTAGCGTTTACTAAATCACGACTTGAAAATGTAAATGGATATAATTTTTTACGCTCTCCATTTTCGAGTACTGCAAAATATTCTTGACTAAATCCATACACAGGATTATTTTGAAAATGCAATTTTGCTTCGTTAAATTTTTCTTCAGGACTATTTTGAGAAAAAATAAATTCTGTTTTTTTAATTTCTAACTCTGGATAGTTATGTCTTATGTAAGAACCAACTTCATTTAAGGCTTCAATAATTTTAAATTCTTCTGAAAATGGTGGTATGTAATATCCATCCTCATAATCTTCATTCACTTTTCCATTTACAAATTTTTCATTTTGCAAAAGTTGTTTTTCAATTTTCCTTTTTAAATCTCTCAGGTGATTTTCAATGTATGATTTAACTTCTCTATTGTCAATGTCATCTACGCCTGTTAGTTGAATATTACAATAAAATGTTCCTTGAAAACCACCGAATTGCTTTTCAATTTTATTAAGCATTCGTTTTGTTTTTGCGACAGCTTCGTGTTGAATGCAATTTTTGTGATAAATAATTTTGCTCATATATTTGAATTATTTGTTTGACAATAAAGCCCGAACCGATAATAAAAACTATCTGTTATTCTTCCATGGTTTATTTAAATAGTGGATTAATGATCTGTACTCCATAACTATGCTTTGTTGCCAGTTCGAAAATATATCGGTCTGACATGGCTGCCTGTACATCATCCTGATGGACATTGATAGTTTTCTGTGTAGTCTCCAGTTGAAGCGTGAATCCGTGCTCTTTTACCTTTTTGTTGCAGAAATACTTCCTGTCGTAGGTGTTGGCCATGTGGATCCGTTGGCCGTCTTCGAAAGGAAGGCCATAGGCTTTCTTAAACCAATTGACCATTTCGAGACCC